TTGAGAAGAAATCCAAGCATAGGTCTTACGAATACCCTCTTCAAGAGATTGAGAGTAATCCCAACCAAGTTTCTCACGAATCAAATCATTATTAGAGTTACGTCCACGAACACCAGTAGGCGCATCTAGTTTGTGAATACGTTCAACTGTCTTACCAGAAACCTTCGCAGCAGTTTCTACCAGTTGATTGATAGTCACCATCTCTTCAGAACCAATATTTACAGGACCAAGAAAATCACTATCCATCAACCGTCGAGACGCTTCAATGCATTCATCAATGAACAGGAAGGAACGAGTCTGTAAGCCATCTCCCCACACCTCGATTGCTCCACCCTGCTCCGGGAGGAAAGCGACTTTACGGCAGATTGCAGCTGGTGCCTTCTCTCTTCCTCCCTCCCAAGTTCCCTCAGGTCCAAAAATATTGTGATACCTAGCAATACAAACAGGAATGTCATAGTTGCGGTTATAGGCAAGATAGAGTCTCTCTGAGAATAGTTTTTCCCATCCATACTCGGAGTCTGGATTTGCGGGGTATGCGGATTCTTCACGGCAATCAGGATTATCAGGGTCAAGTTGGTTGTGCTCTGGATACATACAAGCAGAACCAGAGTAGAAAATCTTAGTGGTATTCGTTACTGTGTAGTCATTGAACTCTTTCTGTGCTTCAAGGACATTCACATTAATGCTAACAGAATTATGCATAATATCAGCATCGTTTTCACCAGTAAAGATAAACCCAGCCCCGCCCATATCAGCAGCAAACTGATAGATTTCATCAAAAGTTTGATGATACTGCTGAGGAACAGAATTATAGAAGTTTCCAAGATAACCTTTAAATCGGATTACTCTATCTACGAAACTACGGTCTCTCAAATCACCACAGATAAATTCATTTGCCTCTGTTTCTGAGAACTCAGGACGTTTAAGATCTACACCACGTACCCAATATCCCTCAGAGCGCAATCTCTTTACCATATGACTTCCAATAAAGCCACCTGCACCAAGTACAAGTGCAGTTTTCGTATAGTCAGACATGTATTAAAAAGTTTCTTTCTATATATGATACAAAAAAGGACGGTTGTTGTCAACCGCCCTTAAAGGTCTTTCATGCACGCCACTTGCTCTTTGTCCTGAAGCAAGAAACAGGGCGGGAGTATAAACCCCATCCGCACCACTTGCTCTTAGGAAAAGCAAGAAACCTCAGACTTTTTTCTTGACGTTTTGATACCAAGTATAAAGTTCTTCTATCTTGGCAGCTAAGTCGGAATCCACTCCACCTGCACCCCCACGATCAGGATGTGCTTGAGCTTCCAACTTTTTTAATCGTGCTTCAACTTCGACATCATATTTTGACATCGCTGCACCACTTGCAGACTTTGCTGCGCTTCCTCTTGCTGCCATTTTCCCAATTGATGTACTTCTCATTTTATTTAGTTTTTAGAGGGTCTTATGACTCCACCACCTAGTTTTACGAACTAGGAAACGCAGGGGGTCATGATGACCATCCCGACCAGGGCTAGTTTAACGACTTACCGAGTCTTTGACATAACAAGGAACACCTTCAGGGTCTAACCATTTAGTGTATTCAAAATCATCAATGACAGTCAGAAGTTGCATCTGATTGTCGAGGAGATACATGTCTCTGTAACGCTTTGTCCAACTATCTGCTTTTTGAATGCGATAGTCGGGGAACCCATTTTCAAGGGTCCCACACTCAACATAACGATATGGAAAACGCTCTAGGATAACCTTCACGCTACCTCCACAGTTTCAAGATCAGCAACCAAACAATCAATAAGAATCTCATAGTCATCCAGTGGATCACCTGAGAAAATTACATCATTGTTCTCATAAAACTTGCGAACCTTTTTGTAAAGTTTCGGATTCTTTACATCCAGATAGAAATCACCATTTGCTGCCCCACGGAGGGTTTGAATGTCTTTCTTGAACTTTTCTGCGATTGTCATTGTCTTGCGTATTGACCTTAGTATTATAAGGGAATGACGGAGAACCGTCAATAGGACCGCTGGGAGTTGAACCCAGTTCACACCGTTATAAGCAGTGGGCCTTAACCGTTAGGCGACAGTCCCTCAGGATCCTTCTTCGTGATCTGTATATAAGCGTATGAGTTCATCATCCGCTGGAACCATTACTGCTTTATTTCCATCTTCATTTATTATACCAAGTATTTCTCCCTTCTCAACTCGGTCCATAAGTTCTTCCCAGTTCTCTTGCCAGTGTTCCACAGTATAAAAAGGTGTGTCATTCATTGTTGTAATATGTATAAAAGTCGGGGCGACACGATTCGAACGTGCGACCTCTGCTTCCCAAAAGCAGCGTTCTACCAAGCTGAACTACGCCCCGCTAAATGCCAGCTCCGATGAATTGACCATCATCGTCATCTTCATCGTCATTGTCGTCATCAACCAGTTCATCTAACTTCAATTTCTGAATCCGTTGATTAAGTTCAGTATACTCATCATCTGGCATTTTGTCAAAGTTTACAACCAGAAGCGGTTCACCGGAAGTAACTTCGTTCATCTCAGGATGTTTTATCGTAGGTTTCTTAGAATATCCATTTCTACCACTACTAATCATCCAACCCTGTGCCATGATTGAGAAAGCAAACGCAACCATGGCAATCCAGAGGACTAAAAATAGATATTGTGGAATATCATTCATGGCAGTACTTTAAAAACTTCCTCCCTTACTCTATCTATAATATCCTGCATCATATTAACATCTATTCCCATAAAAGGTGGAATCATTCCTATCACACGAAAAAATCCTTCAGCAAAAAGTGCTAGAAAAATAATACCTAAACACATGCTGATAATTGATGCATTACGATTATGTTGACGTATCGCATCCTCAATCATCTGTTCACACTCCTCTTTCGTTATGTAGTGTGCTGGTTTAATCTCATTCATTCTGTGAGACATTTCTTAGATTTTCCATTGGATCCGGAAGTCCTTTAACTATAGCACATGCTCTCTTATAATAAAAGTTATCAGTTGTGCCGTTCTCTTCAAATTTATCTTTGATGATCTTCCAGTTTTGTAAGTCTTCAGGATGCATAGTGGAAAGAAAATGTCTACATCACTATTTAATGTAGCAAGTTGTTACCATGGCGTCAAGTATGTGTGAATTTACTGACTTATCTTTCTTCGAAGTTTATTTTACGTACTTTGCGTTTACGCCTCTCCTCTTGATAAAGAAGTTCACTCCTTGAAAAGTGACTGTCAATCTTCTTCTCTACATTAGAAGAAACCATGACAACTTTATCAAGGTCAACAGCACCGACCTTGTTATCAACTACCCTCATCTGATTTGGGCAACCACAGAATTGTACTTTACTAGTGGATGTTAGTTCTTTTCCACATTCTTTGCATCTTACGGTAATCATTTTTCATAGACCTATTTTAAGGATGGGTGAAGAGGGATTCGAACCCCCGACCAATTGCGTGTAAAGCAACTGCGCTACCACTGCGCCATTCACCCGACTCCCCCGGCAGGATTCGAACCTGCGACCAGACGATTAACAGTCGTCGGCTCTACCGCTGAGCTACAGAGGATTGAGGAAGGACCGTAGTCCTATAGTATTTCTACTATATCTTGTGGTTTGATAACAGAATTCACCGCATATGCCTCGGGGTTAAGTCCCCAAAGATTTTGGAGTGCTTGTTTATCAAGAGATGTAAATCCATAGTAGAAAAAAGCAGGACCATTATAAACATTATATGACATAATGGTATCTGCTACCGTGAAATCGGGATGATTTCCTTGCCCTCTTGGGTGTCCAAGTCCAAGAGCATGTCCGAGTTCATGACGAAGAATATACTTCTCAAGGAGACTAACGTGATCATCATTGTCCCTAAAGAAAATTTTCATTCTCTTTGTGGTAGCAGATGCTCTACCAACAACTGCATCATCAACAAGAAATGTTGAGTTCTGATGACCTAAATCACTAAACTCAAGAAGAGTATCATCTGTAATTTCTGGCACTGAAATAAATCGAATGTCATCATCACGCTTTCTTGTCTTCTTAAAAGTAATTCCAGTTACTTCATCAATTTCTTCGAGCATAGCACGAATTTCTTTTCTCTCTGCTCGTGATATTGTTTTCTTTTTCCAAGAGTAATGGATTACCTTATCATATCCAGACAAGTAGTCCATATATCGGAACCAATCATTTGATATGATATCATCAATTGTTTTTTGCATTACTCTCTCTCTTTAATTTAAAGTAAAGTTTGTAGTACCTTTTTTTCATTTCATCTAAAATAGAAGCATCTTCTAAAAAATTGAGTCGTCTGCATTGAGCAGAACTTCCCTCCAATTCACTTAATAGTAGTAAGATATCTACTGGTTTCATTTGTTCTCCTAGGGAGAAAGCGAAATACGGGACTCGAACCCGTGACACCAACTTGGAAGGATGGGATGTTACCACTACACCAATTTCGCAAGACGACTCAGATAGGATTCGAACCTATGACCGACTGCTTAGAAGGCAGTTGCTCTATTCCACTGAGCTACTGAGTCAAAGATTAAATTCTTCTATTCATTTTTTATGTTCAAGAAAATCATTATACTCGTCTTTAGAAATTTCGTCAACCGATACAATCTCTAAATCCTCTTGTGGATCAAACCATTCATCAAACTCTGCCATTAATGCCATCTGGTCATAAATACGACTCACTCCTTTCTCATTATAATCTTTAACTTTATCGATTGCCCAATGTCGGATATGGTCAACCAGTTCTGAAGTCTCCATCGTAGTAGTCCTTTCTGAAGTATCTGCTGAGGATGTTGCTATTGTAATATGCTGGTCCTCCTGTGTCAAGAGATTCAGTGAGGACTCCATTGATAAAAAGTTGTCTTGTTTCTTCGAAGTTTGTTTTGCCAGGTGTTTTATGTAGTGACAGGATAGTTCTACTAAAATTTTGTCTACCCAGTCGTTCAATGTCTTCCTTAAGTTCCGGGCAAGACCCATAATACTTTCTCCAGTCAGATTCCGATTTTACTTTTCGCTTCTTTCCTTTTGGTGTTCTGAACGACCAAAAATACTTTCGCCCAATGTATTGTCGTTGGTTTGTGAGATTGGTAATGTTATAAACAAAACCGTGGTTATCCCCAATAAGACTCCCGTCAAAAGGGACGCCATTATAGATCCATGGGTTTTCATAATCAATACCTGTACTCATCAAGTATGTCCAATACCTTGTTGAGGTATTTATCAATCATATGCTGAACACCACCATTCATATTTTCTTCATGAAGTTCTTTCTTCAACTTCAATACCCGGACCTGCATTTCGTCCTTGGTCATTTGATTTCTAGGCATAGGGGAGATTACAACCTCCCCTATTTAATCACATATCAGAGCTGGAATCCACTAAATGTGTCTTTCTTAACATCTTGCTTGATTCCACCAACCACATAGGATTCAACTTCAGTCTCCTGGGGTGCCACCTGAAGACCCTTAGAAGAGATCCAGTGCTGTGTCCAGGGCAGTGGGTTGTTCTTAGCAGCAATGTCGTATTGTGGTGTCAATCCGATGGACTTCAGACGACGATTCGCAATCCACTCAACGTACTGCTGAAGGAGTTTATCATTCAGACCAATCATAGATCCATCGCGGAACAAATAGTCTGCCCAACGCTTCTCCTCATTGACTGCATTGTCAAACATCTTGTAGGTCCACTCCTCCTCTTCCTTCATGATCTGTTGCATCTCAGGATCATCTCCTCCTCTCCACTTGTTGAGGATGTTTTGAGTGATTGCAAGATGCTGATTCTCATCTCTGGCGATAAGTGAGATAATCTTTGCGGATCCCTCCATAAGTTTAAGTTCGCCAAACGCAAAGCTGCAAGCGAAACTAACATAGAAACGGATACCCTCTAAGACATTGACATTTGCGACAGCACGATAAAGTTTGCGCTTCAGTTCGCGGCGTTCCCATTGACCAGCATAGTGACCTTCACTTGCGAGTTCCCACATGGTTCCACCATCATACTGGTGAGCACCTGCGATGAAGTCATCGTATGCTGCTGTAACGCTACTAGCACGCTCTAAGATGCGGTCATCAGTCACGATCTTATCAAAGACCTCTGAAGGGTCGCTGTAGACGTTCTTGATGATGTAAGTGTAAGAGCGACTATGGATCATCTCCATGAATCCCCAGACCTCCATACATGCTTCCAGTTCTGGTAAGGAACAGTATGGGATAAATGCCATACCAGGACCACGACCCTGGATAGAATCAAGCATGATCTGATATTTCAGATTCGAAGTATAAATGTGCTTTTGTTCTGGACGTAGTGTTTGATAGTCACCACGATCCTTCTGTAAAGAAACCTCTTCAGGTCTCCAGAAGTATCCTAATTGTTGTGTGGTGAGTTTATCAAAGACTGGATATTTGTATGAATCATATCTCTGTATTCCCAGAGGTTTACCGAAAAACATCGGTTGCTTTTTCGTATTTACTTGTTCTGTGTTAAAGACCGTCATGCCTTTAACTTTTGTCACTGGACCATCCTCTACGGAAGACACTTTAAACTGCACAGGATTCACACTCTCCCTCCTCGGCTTGTTCTAATTGGGTTAACAGATTTTGTAGCTCTGGTTTTTCTTCTCCTACTTCGTCAGTTTTTAGATCGTTAGTGTTCTGATAATATGAAGTTTTCCAACCGTACTTATATGTAGTTAGAAAGTCTTGTGCCATAACAGACACTGGGACTTCATTATCAGGATAGTTTTCTGGATTGTAAGACCAGTTGCCAGAAATGGCTTGGTCAAAGAACTTCTGCATCACAGCAATAACATTAATATAACCACGATTAGACTCCATCTCCCAAAGAAGCGTATAGTTGTTCTTAAGAGATCCATATTGAGGGACAATCTGTTTAAGAGGTCCCTTCTTTGATTTTTTAACGGACAAGTAGTCTCTAGGTGGTTCAATTCCATTTGTTGCGTTTGACACAACGGAACTGCTCTCCGAAGGCATTTGTGCCGACAATGTTGAGTGCCGTAATCCGAATTCATTGATAGATGCTCTAAGAGCGTCCCAGTCATGTTGCAACTCCTGTGTGGTGATTTCATCCACATCCTTCTTATATGTATCTAGAGGAAGGATTCCATCGGCATATTTTGTTCGGCCGAATTCAGAACACCAACCCTTCTCTTTCGCTAACTGATTGGATGACTTCAGTAGGAAATATTGGAATGATTCAGCAAGGGTATGGACAGCATCCCATGCTTGCTGAGAATCATATTTGTATCCCAGTTTTGCAAGATAATGTGCTAGACCAATGAAACCTATTCCAAGCGATCTCCGTGCCTTTGTAGCACGTTCTGCTGCTATTACGGGATACTCCTGATAGTCAATCAGTTCCTCTAGTCCACGGACAGAGAGATCACAGAGTTCCTCAAGTTCTTTATCACCACCGTTAATCTTACCTACGTTGATGGCAGACAAGATGCATAGAGCAATCTCACCAAACTCATCATCAATGTGTCCAATCGGGTCTGTGGGAAGAGTAATCTCCTGACACAGATTAGACATATTCACCTTATCCTTGAAAGAGGAGTGAGAGTTACAGTGATCGATGTTCATAATATACAGACGACCGGTCTCTGCTCTCTCCTTCAAGATATCTAGGATCAGTTTTTGTGCCCCGATAGTCTTTCTTGGAACAGACTCATCTCGTTCATAAGACTGATATAGATCGTCAAAACGGTCAGTACCAAAAGCATCATACAAACCTGGTACGTCATGCGGTGAGAATAAGCTAATCTCTCCATCCTGGATGAAACGCTCGTAGAAAAGTTTTGAAACCTGGATCGAATAGTCAAGTTTTCTTACCCTATTGTCTTCTGTCCCTTTATTATTCTTCAGGACAATGATGTCTTCTATTTCTTGGTGCCAGATCGGAAAGTGGACCGTAGCTGATCCGCCTCGGATGCCATTTTGAGTGCAACATCTGACAGTCGATTCAAATTTTTTGAGAAACGGAACAACACCAGTGTGCTGAACTTCTCCGCCTCTGATCTTACTGTTGATGCCACGGATTCGACCTGCGTTGATGCCGATTCCCGCCCTTTGTGCAACATATTTGCCAATTGCCATATCAGAGCTAAAGATAGAATCGAGGGTGTCATCAACATCAACAAGAACACAGCTAGCAAATTGTCGAAGTGGAGTTCGCACTCCTGCC